GGGTCTGCTGGTACAACTGGGTCTGCTGGTACAACTGGGTCAGCTGGTACTTCTGGTTCATCTGGAAGTAGTGGTTCATCTGGAAGTAGTGGAACATCTGGTTCAGATGGTTCATCGGGTAGTGGAGGAACCTCTGGTTCTTCTGGTTCTTCTGGTTTAACTGGTGAGGGTGGTTCATCCGGTTCATCTGGTTCTTCTGGAAGTAGTGGTTCATCTGGTTCAAGCGGAAGTAGTGGTTCATCCGGTTCTTCTGGAAGTAGTGGTTCCTCTGGTTCATCCGGTTCTTCTGGTAGAGATGGGGCTGGTGGTGAAGGTGGTTCTTCTGGTACATCTGGTAGTGGTGGTTCTTCTGGAACATCTGGTAGTGGGGGCTCTTCTGGTTCATCTGGTTCATCTGGAACTTCTGGTAGTGGTGGTTCTTCTGGAACATCTGGTTCATCTGGAACGTCTGGTAGTGGTGGTTCTTCTGGAACATCTGGTAGTGGGGGTTCATCTGGGACTAGCTCAACAAGTGGTTCTGGTGGTTCATCTGGAAGTAGTGGAACATCTGGTTCAGCTGGAACAAGTGGTAGTGGGGGTTCATCTGGAACTTCTGGTTCTGGTGGTTCATCTGGAAGTAGTGGAACATCTGGTTCAGCTGGTACTTCGGGTAGTAGTGGAACATCTGGTTCAGCTGGTACATCTGGAAGTAGTGGAACATCTGGTTCATCTGGAACGTCTGGTAGTGGTGGTTCTTCTGGTTCATCTGGAAGTAGTGGAACATCGGGTTCTTCTGGTACATCAGGTGAAGATGGTACATCTGGTACATCTGGTTCAGCTGGTACATCTGGTTTATTAGCACTAACGGGTACAACCAACAATGGTGTAATCACACTAAATGGTTCAGCCCCAAACGGAACAGTTGAAAGTAATCTTACTTTTGATGGAACAACTCTTACTGTAACTGGTAACTTAACTGTTAGTGGTACAACAACTACTGTCAATACGGAAACTATCCTATTGGCTGACAATATTATAACTCTTAATTCAAACTTTACAACTGGTACACCTTCACAGGATGCTGGTATTGAAATATTAAGAGGTTCATCTCCAACAAAATCTTTCCTATGGGATGAGAGTGCTGGTAGATGGTATTCTGATTCAACTTTACAATCAGCTGGTGATTTAGTTGCAACGGGTGGTACACTTTGGTTAAACGAAACCGCAGGTACTATAACTAAAATTACAAACGAAAATAACTTATCATTCTACTCAGATAATACTGTAAATTGGATTGAAAGTGATGCAAATAAAATAGTAGCAGCTTGGGCATTAAATGGAAATGGTAATTTCTCTTTTGGACAGGCAACTACAAACACATCATATACGGTATATGTAAATGGTACATTCTACGCAACTACAGTAGATACTGGACAAGGTGCAACTGAGGTTTACAATATGAACCAAAATGTTCGTACATCGGATAATGTGGCATTTAATCAGTTAACTTCAGGTAGGATAACTCTTAGAGATGATTCTGTTGAAAATCACTTTAATGATACTGATAATGCAGCTATTGTAATAAACTATGCTGGATATGCAGCTGGAGCAACAAGATTTAGAGATTTTATTGTATATGATGGTAAAGGTACTGCAGTAATAAGTGTTGATGGTTCAGCCAAAACTGTTGGTATAGCCGGTGCACTATCTGCAAACACATTAAACACTGGACAAGGTGATAACGAATTGTACGCAATGGACCAGAATGTTCGTACAACGGATACTGCTAAATTTTCTAATCTTCAATTATCATCTACAAATCCAACAATTTACTTTAATGGTACATCTGATGGTGGTGATGGTGCAAGTTCAGATATGGCAATTCGTGCAACACCTGAAGGATTAGATTTTTACGAACCTGAGGATGGTAATAAAATACATTTTCAAATCTTAGATGATACTGGTGTAAACTCACCATTTGGTTATCGTTTAAATGGTACTCAAATCGTTGATACTTCTCGGAATCTTATAAATATTGGTACGATAAACACTGGACAGGGTGCAACTGAGGTTCATTTGATGAATCAAAATGTTAGAACTTCAGATGATGTAACTTTTGATGATATTACTGCGGGTTCGACTGGAAAAGGTGCAAACACTGTTATTAGAGCATTAGCTGGTGATTCGTATCGGGCAGGTTTTGAAGCATATGGTAATTCTCAAGGTACTGGTTACCTTTATGTAGGGCAATCAGCAACTTATGGTGGTGGTATTTCTTACAATGGAGATGGTTCACCTGGATTTATTGGTGGTGAAGGTTCTGATAGAATTACATTCTTTAATAGAGCAAATGGAACAAATACTGAAGTATTTAGTTACTCATATAATGGAACGCAGGTAGATTTCAACGGAACAATTACAGCAACAAATATTAACACTGGGCAGGGTACAACCGAAGTTCATTTAATGAACCAAAATGTTCGTACAACTGATAATGTTACCTTTAATAACTTACAAGTAAATGGTGTAACTAATTTATTAAGAAAAACATCATTAGGACGGATAGGAAACACAAGTGTAGGATTTGGCTCCACCGCTGCGTGGCCAAATAACCCAGAGCCTGGATTCTATTCAACTTCGTATGTTGGGTATGGTGGTTTAGTGTTTATGACTGGTGATGTTGGTGGTTCCACATCATCAATTGGATTTGAGTTAGCTTATAATGGAACTTTTAACATACATTCAAATACGGATAGTAATCGTTGGAACTCATATACAGTTTTAACTTCTACTACAGCGCCAGAAGCATTGGCAATGAATCAATATGTTAATACAACTGATTCACCAACCTTTGCAAATCTTTATGTAGGTGGTTACATTTATCATAATGGTGATACGAATACTTACATTCGGTTTGTATCAACTGATGATTTTCAAATTGTAGCCGGTGGTAGACAAGTTCTTAGAATGGATGAGGGTACTAACCCAGATAGATTAGAATTGGGTGATAGTTCTACTATAACTTATACTAATGGTAATTTTAGTGTTGGTACATCATCGGTAGCACAATCGGCTAAGGTAACTATTTTAGGTAATGCTAGTTTCGGTCTTCCAGGTAATGGAACTAATACAAGTGGTAGATTTATTTCAATAGAAGGTAATGCGGATGGTAGTGGTGAAGGTAGTGGTAGAATATTCTTTACCGAACACAACTCTACAACCGCAGCAATGGATAACTATGGTATGTCTATTGGATATAGAGGTGGTGGCACTTCCGTTGTAGGTGCTAGCGGTAACACTTGGACAGGCTTATCTCAAATTGGTAACGGACAATGGGGTATGTGGGGCCATAATAATAATGCTACTGGTGCTCTCATTATGTATGGTGATAGAGCCGGTACCTTTGTTAATTTTGCAAGTAATGATATTAGAGATGTAAATTATATTTACGCTAATAGATTTTACTCAGAAGGGCAATCAACCTATTATTTAGACCCAGACGGAACTTCAAACTTAAATGGATTAACTGTTAATGGTGAAATTAGTGGTAGAATTGATGCCGCAACTCGATTAACATCAAATACTGGAACTGAAACGGATAGTTTCCAATATTGGAACACAATCAGTAATGCAACATTAAACCCTGATACCAACTGGTGGTATGGAATGAGATTGGGGCATGGCAATGCATCAACTTATTATAGTGCAACCTTAGCAATCAGTTTCTTCTCAGATGATATGAGATTTAGAAGATTACAGGCTGGTTCATATCAAACATGGAGAACTATTGGACATGATGGAAATATTCCATATGCGTTCCGAATGAATCAAGATGTTCGTACAACTGATTCTGTAACATTTGCTGGATTAAATTTAGGAAATGGAAACTTAAACGAAGTAGAAAATATCTACTTAGATAGTGCAGTTTATAGTCGGGGTGATACAAACACTTATATGCAATTCCATGCATCTGACCAATGGAGGGTTGTTACGGGTGGTTCTGAAAGATTAGAAGTTAATAACTCAGAAGTTAAGGTTGCTGGTACATTAAGGGTCAATGGGTATCAATACATTGTAGGTCAAACCTCAAACGGACAATCTCATTACCAATGGGAAGGTGCTACATATAGAAATCCTGGTACATATACATCTCGGTTAATTGTAAGACAAGATAATACTTCAACGGGTATCAATGGTTCAATGCCTGCATTGGTTCTTTACAACCATAGAGGTGGAAACCAAACAACTACATCATTAGTATTCGCATCAAGAGAAACTGATGGTGCGGGTAACTCAGTAAACTTAGCAGGTATTATTGCTAAGAAAGAAGGAGCTGGAAATAATGGTGCATGGTCTGCGGGTTCTTTAAATTTCTTTGTTAAAGATTTTGGTACTCGTAGAGATGGAATGTTTATAGCACAATCTGGATATGTACAATCTGATTATTCATTTAGAGCACCAATATTCTACGATACACCTAACACCGCATACTATTTAAATCCAGCATCCACTTCTAGATTAGACAGAATTGATGTAAATGGTGGTACTTCATATAACGAATTTTACTTTAGAAGTAATAAAGGTGCAACATCTGGTGGATTAAGTTCACCTCCACTTCAGGCATATTCAACTGGAAATAACTCAGCATTCATGTCATTCCACAAAGGTGGATACTATGCTGTGAATATGGGTCTTGATTCAGATAACGTACTTCGTATTGGTGGCTGGAGTGCAGCTGCTAATAGATGGGAATTGGATATGAGTGGTAATACATATCAAGCGGGTAATAACTATGCATATGGATTCTATGATAGAAGTAATACTGCATACTTTGCAGACCCGGCCGCAACATCATACTTTGCTTATTTAGGAAGAAGAGGACATAATACTGGGCACTTAGTTGGTTCATATAATAGTGTTGGTGATAATGCACGGCAATCAAATCCAATTTATACAATTGGTTCATCATATAACCCATCTACTACATCATTATCAAATATGTATGGTATTGGTTACTCCAATGCATCGGCCGGATTTATCGGATTTACTGGTGAAACTAGTTGGGGTATGTACGTTGCCGCTGATGGTGATGCGAGAGTTTGGTTAGATGGTTCATCTGGAAATATATCAGCTAAAGGTTCATTGTACGCAGGTAGATATTATGATTATAATAATCCCGCATATTATGTAGACCCTGCATCAACATCAAACCTAAATGGATTACGGGTAGGTGGATATGCAACTCAAGAATTCTTAAATATTGGAGTATCTGCTGGAAACTGGTACACTATCGCTACTAACCCTGGCAACAGAGCAATGGCAACCTTCCATGTTTGGGATACGGAAAGTGGTAGACATGGTTCTATGAAATTCAATGCTGGTATTTCTTATGGTGGTACGGCAACTATCACAATGTTGGGTAAATCTTGGTTTAGTGGTGGAGGTATCTTCAATAATATCAGAATTAGAAAAACTAGTACATATAGTACAAACTATTTACAAATTTATATAAATTCATCTGGTACCCTTCGAATTGCAATGACAGATAATTTCCAATCGGCTGGTTGGACATTAGTAAATGGGGGAGCTGGTACTCCTGCTTCAACAACTGCAGCAGAGGTAGTACCTGATTCATATCCAGGTATTGCTACAAATCAAAACATTTATACCGGTGGTTCATTCTATGGTTCTCGGTTCTATGATATAAACAACCCAGCTTATTACTCAGACCCAGCATCAACCTCATATTTCAATGATATGAGGGCTAATATCTATTACTCTCGAAGTAATCCTGCATATTATGCTGATCCTGAATCAGTCTCATATTTCAATGATATGAGGGCAAATATTTATTACTCTAGAAGTAATCCTGCATATTATGCTGATCCTGAATCAACTTCTGTAATGAATGTGTTGGATGTTCGAGGTGAAATCTATAACGATGGTTGGTTTAGAAATGATGTAAGTGGTAGGGGATTATATAATACAGCAACTGGAAATCACTTCTATTCTGCAGATGGTTCTTATTGGACAATCGCAACTACATCATCATCTAAAGGTATAATGTTCAGAGATGGGTATGCGAGTACTGTTAGAGGTTACTTATATGTAACTGATTCAAACGAAATCGGTTTATTGGACTCTGATGGAACTTGGGCAGTAAGAGTTGCAAGAGATTCTTATGTAGAATTAAGAGATAACAACGAAGTAACATTCAGAGCTGGTCAAGGTGGTGTAGATGGTAACTATGGTACTGTTCAAACTCACGGTGGAGGTAAAGGTGGTTGGGAAGGATACTCAATCAATGGTAGATATGTATTCATGTCAGCAGATAATAATCAAGTTGGTATCTATAACGATATTGATAATGAATGGATGTTATATGCTGAACGAAACGGACGGTTATATCTTTATAATAATGGAACATCTCAAATGCAGACCGAATCATATGGTGTGTATATGAGAGACCAAGTAAGGGCATCAATCTACTATGACCACGATACAAATTACTATTTCAATGGTAATGGTACTACTAGAATGTATCAGGCAAGAGTTCCTTATAGAATTCACATTGGTGATGAATCAAATTTATATAATGCAGTACTGCAAGAAACTCGTAGACCTGAAATAACTATTAAAGGACAATATCCTCAGTTAAACATAATGTCCTCTGAGATTAGCAATAGTACTCACGGACCAACACTTAGATTCGTTGGATATGATGGAGCAAACGCATCTTCGGGTAACTTTAAACATTGGGTAATTGGTACAGCAGCCACAAATGTACGGGCATTACACTTTGGATATTCTCCAAATCAATCCAATCCTCATTATGGTATTGGGCAGGGTTGGAGTAGTGGAAATAACGTTTCTATATTTTGGTTACAAAACGATAGACATGCATATGCTGAAAACTATATGCACGCTACTCGATTTGTTGATAGAAATAATGGTGGTTACTATATGGACCCAGCATCTGAATCTAACCTAAATGGTGTAACTACCTTTAGTAAGATGAGAATGGGTATGACTGGTAAAAGTAATTTCGCAAGAAATAACTATACTGGTAATAGTAACTATTGGGTAGGTGCAATGGGTTGGGGTAATACAAACCTTAACTCTGTATTTGACTGGGGTACTGGATTCTGGGATTCTTGGAGTTCACCAGCAAACTCACCAGGTGATACATCACATTATGTGGGTATTAACGCAGCGCACTACACAAATGGTAGTGCTAGATATGGTTGGCAGATGGCCGGCGGACCTACATCATCTATATGGTGGAGAAATACTTGGAGTGGTTTTAGTGGTTGGAGAAGATTTATCGATAGTGGTAACATTGGTTCTCAATCAGTAAACTACGCAACTACATCTGGAAGTACTAACTCATTACAAGGTTATACCGCAGCTCAATTAGTTCCAAATGGTTCAAATGTTAGATATACATTTGGGTTATTCAGACCTTATGGTGTTGGTGGTAACTCTGGACATAGTACCCAACCATATGATATCTACCAAGAAGGTGGTGGATGGTCAAACCCTTATCCTGATATGAGAATTGCATTCCACACTGGATTGAAGTTTGGAGCAAATTCATCGTATGAAGGTATGAGGTTCTACAATGATTACACAATGGCAACTCTTAGGTGGCAGTTCAATGGTGGTAGTGGATATTCTTATCAATATACTTGGAACAACTTAACTGGATATCATGGTATTTACTCTGGATTAAATGGATTCCACTTCTTCCCAAATAATGGTTCATCATATGGTTCTGCTGAATTAAGAGGTGCACGTAGTGGTTGGTATGGATTATTTATACGGACAGGACGTAGACCTCACTTAATGTTTGATGGTAGTGGTAATGGTGGTATGTACCTACAAGATGATGGTAGATGGATAATGTATCATAATCGTGGTAATAACTGTACTGGATTCAATACATCTTCAACATCATCTGCTTATGGTATGTATGTATCTAAGGGTATCTACTCTACTGGTGATATTGTTGCATATTCTGATAGAAGAAAGAAAGATGATATTGTAACTATTGATAATGCATTAGATGTTGTAACTAATCTTAGAGGTGTTTACTATACTAGAATTGATGATGAAACCAAAAAACGTAATGTTGGTTTTATTGCACAAGAAGTAGAGGAAATACTTCCAGAAGTTGTTACTTATGCAGAAGATGTTGATGAATATGGTGTATCATACGGAAACATTACTGGTGTATTAGTAGAAGCTGTGAAAGAACAACAAAAAATGATTGAATCTCAACAATCTGAGATAAATGAGTTAAAAGAAATGGTTAAAAAATTACTTAATAAGTAAAACCTATATATTTATATATAAACACAAAAAAATATGGCACTAATTAGAGATTATGAATTAAGTGGTACTGGGATTGTTATTGAAAATGCATACCATATTATAACTAAGATAAATGTTGAAAAGCGTTTACAAGATGTACCTGGTCCGGTTGATACTTCTAGACCAGATGGAATGACAGCTGGTTCACAAGAAGTTGGTAAGGAGATATATTGGAAAGCTGGTTACTTAGGTACTATTGCAGTAGATGTATATAAAGATGCTGAATCAAGAGAAGCCGGATTACAACCAATTGGATTTATTGGTGTAAATCCATCTGATAATGCAAATGGTGTGAATGTTGGTACCGCTGGTATGGACCACATATGTAAATTTTTCATAGATACCGAAACAACCGCATCTCAAATGGAGCAAGCATATAATCATTTAATGACAACCGAATATTATAGTGGTTCAGCTGCTAGTGGTTAATCTATTTAAATAATGGGTTGGTGATAAATAAACCCATATAAAATTAAATTTATCTTTTGAAGTTTTTTGTTATATTTATATGTGTATTTTAAATACAAAAACCGTAATAACATATTTGGAGAAATAAAACATGGCCAGAAAGAATTGTATCACCTGGCGTATTTACAAGAGAAAACGATTTATCGTTCTTAGCGCAGGGAATAGGAGAAATTGGAGCAGCATTTGTGGGACCTTTCAAACAAGGACCAGCATTTGTACCAACAATAGTAAGAACTCAATCGGAATTCGAAGAAATTTTTGGAACACCTGATGGAACATACTATACTGATTATGCAGTACAAAATTATTTAAGAGAAGCAGGAACTGCAACTATCGTTAGAGTAATGGATACCGCTGGGTATTCACAAATTACCCCAATTGGGATAGCTCTTTCTGGTTCATTAGTAGCAACACTTCATTCAACTAATGCTGGTGATGAAGAAACTGGATTTGGTTCATTTACTGTAACTGATGGTGACCTTACTGGTTCATTTGTAGTTAGTGGTAGTGGCATTGGTGAAGTATCTTCATCAGTTGACCCTTCGGATGGATTTGATATAAGTGATGTATTTGGTGAATCACCATTTGGTTCAAAAGATGGATATGTGTATTCATTCTTTGAGAATGTATCATCTGATTTAATTACTAATCACGATGATAGTGTATCTGGTAGATTAGATGTATCAGCAGTTGCATTAGCAACTCAAACATTTAGTGGTAACTCATTAAGTGATACGGTATCTGCAACTGGAGCATCTCCAGCAAACACTCCTTATGTAAAATCTCAACTTATTTCTGGTGAAAGATTTGACTTATTCAGATTCCATACTTTAGGATATGGTAACAACGAAAACACTAGATTTAAAATTTCAATCTCCAATGTAAAAGCAGCTGGTGAAGATGGTGGTACTGATTACTCCACTTTCTCTGTAACTGTTAGAGCATTCTCTGATACCGATAAAAGAAAATCAGTATTAGAAACATTTAGTAATGTAAACTTAGACCCTGCATCTCCTAACTTTATCGCAAGAAGAATTGGTGATAGATTTATGACAATTGATGCTAATGGTAAAATTACTGAATATGGTGATTGGGGTAATAACTCAAAATATATTAGAGTAGAAGTTAAAGAGCAAGGTACATACCCTGTATCAGCTGCACCTTTTGGACATGGAGCTTATACTAACCCAATTTTTGTTGGTGGTGATGAGACCATAGTACCTGCAGCAGCTTACCAAACAGGTTCAGTTATTAATACTGCTGGTTCTCCACTTTACTATGCTGGTTTTGATTTCGAAGGAACTGGTGTAAAGGGTGATAACTTAAACTATTTGGCACCTCTACCTGATTCAGCAACTGTTGGGGCAAACGTAGATTTTGGATTTGATTCTCAACTATCTTATGTAATGAGTGGTTCTGATTCAACTGATATGGTGAAGAGACAGTTTACTTTAGGATTCCAAGGTGGATTTAACGGACAATCTCCTGCAACTCCAATTAACTTAGGAAGTTCAATAGTTGGTTCAAACACACAAGGATTTGATTGTTCATCAGCAACTGCTGGAGGAACGGTAGCATATGTGAAAGGATTGAACGCAATTTCTAACCCTGATGAGTGGGATATCAATATGTTGATAACTCCAGGTATTATTAGAAGTTTACACCCAACTGTAACTACTAAAGCAATTGATGTTGTAGAAGCTAGACAAGATGCATTTTACATCGCTGATTTCAACGCAGCCTCCGATACAATCGCACAAGCTACTGCACAGGCAACATCAGTAGATTCAAATTACGCAGCAACTTACTACCCTTGGGTTAAGACTGTTGATACAACTACTAACAAACTAATCTCAGTTCCACCATCAGTATTATTACCTGCTGTGTTCGCATCAAATGACGCTATTGCAGCTGAATGGTTCGCACCTGCTGGTTTGAATAGAGGTGGTATCGTAGGAGCTGTATCAGTTCTTAATAGATTAACACACTCTGAAAGAGATACTTTATACGAAAACAAAGTGAATCCAATCGCTTCTTTCCCTGGACAAGGTATTGTGGCATTCGGACAGAAAACTCTGCAAGATAAAGCATCAGCATTAGATAGAATCAACGTAAGAAGATTATTGATTACTGTGAAGAAATTCATCGCATCTACTTCTAGATTCTTAGTGTTCGAACAAAATACCGCTACAACTAGAGGTAGATTTATAAACACTGTACAGCCTTACTTAGAGGGTATCCAACAAAGACAGGGATTGTACGCATTCAAAGTAGTAATGGATGAATCTAACAACACACCTGATGTAGTTGATAGAAACATTTTAGCTGGACAGATTTTCTTACAACCAACTAAGACCGCTGAATATATCGTAATTGATTTCAACATCTTACCAACTGGAGCAAGTTTTACAGCATAATTTAAAAATAATAATAACTAATATTTATTAGTATAAAGGAGACAATAAAAAATGGCAGAAGTATTAGAATTTAACGATATGTTCTTTACGAACTTCGAACCGAAGATGAAGAACCGCTTTATTATGGAGATTGATGGTATTCAATCTTACCTAATAAAAACAGCGGCGAGACCATCTATCAATTTCGAAACTGTAAAGTTAGACCACATCAACACTTATAGAAAACTACAAGGTAAAGGTGAATGGCAAGATATAACAATCACATTGTATGACCCAATTGTACCATCAGGTGCACAACAGGTTATGGAATGGGTACGTTTAGGATATGAATCATTAACTGGTAGAAAAGGTTACGCCGATTTCTACAAAAAAGATATTGATTTTTATATGTTAGGACCGGTTGGTGATAAGATTGAACAATGGAAACTAAAAGGTGCATTTATTCAATCAGCAAATTTCAACGATTTAGACTTCTCCTCTAATGATGTTGCTGATATTGAATTAGTACTTTCTTATGACTACGCAATTTTAGAGTTCTAATACAACTTACTAATTATATTTAACGAAAAGAGTTCTCTTAGTGAGAACTCTTTTTTTTTAACTTTTTTATTTTGATATACTTATATATACAAACAAATAAAGGTTTAATATGAGTGATACAAAGTTTGATTTCCCAACGGAAGTTATTGATTTACCATCTAAAGGTTTGGTTTACCCCGAAGGGCACCCACTTAGAAAAGGTAATATTGAGATTAAATATATGACTGCTAGAGAAGAAGATATCTTAGCTTCTCAATCTCTAATCAAAAAAGGTGTAGTTTTAGATAAATTATTCGAATCAGTTGTTGTTGAAAATGGTGTTGATATCAATGATATATTCATTGGTGATAAAAACGCAATTCTATTAGCAACAAGAGTATTAGGATATGGTGCTAATTATGATGTAGAGATAAATGACCCATTTACTTTGGAAACTCAAAAAGTAACCATTGATTTATCTCAGGTTAAAACTAAGGATTTTGATGAATCTACATTAAATGGTGATAACTTATACAAATTCAAATTACCTAAGAGTGGTAAAGATTTAGAATTTAAACTTCTTACACATGGTGATGAAGCTGAAATAAGTAAAGAAATTCAAGCATTGGAAAGATTATATAAAGGTAAGAGTGAAAAATCATTTGATGTAACCACTCGTTTGAAATATATGATTCAATCAATTGATGGTAATGAAGATAGAGGTTATATAACAAATTGGGTTCAGAACGGATTCCTTGCATTGGATACAAAAGCATTCCGAAAATATGTAAAAGAATTAAGCCCTGATATGGATTTAAAATTTGAATTCACATCAGAAATAACTGGTGAGAAGGAGGCACTTGATATCCCATTTGGGATAGGATTTTTTTACCCTACCGAATGATTATAGTCTCCAACTTCATACTCAAATTTGGGAGTTGGTTAACTATGGTAACGGATTTACTTGGAGGGATGTTTATTTCATGCCAATCCAATGGAGAAAGTTTTACTTCAAAAAATTAGTTGACTTAAAAAAGAAGGAAGCTGATGAACATAAAAAGATAGAGCAAAAATCAAAAGTGAGGGTTAAAAGATAATCCTCACTTTTTTTATATCTTATATTTATAAGAGTATTAATAGGAATATTTCATATGAAAAAGAAAAAACTTAATGAAGCTTCTATCGCTGGATTTATCAATCGATTCTTAGATGATATGCAGCAAGGTA